GAGAGTAAAGTCCAGTGGGAGATTACAGGTAGCTTTACACGCAAATCTAAACACCGTATAACCATTGATTCGCTTCCTGTGGGCTATACACTCAAACAGTATCAAGCAGTGTTAGAGAGGCTCGTTGACGACAAAGTAATTAAAGACTACGAAGACTTTTCTGATAATGATATATTTGAATTTGAAATTCAAGTAGACAGAGCTTTTGGTGAGCGCACAGACGAATGGATTATGACCAAGCTCAAGTTGATTAAGAAAGTTACAGAAAACTTTACTTGCATTGACGAGAACAATAAGATTGTTATTTTTAGCAGTCTTAAGGAACTACTAGAAGCGTGGTATGTAAAGCGTATTGAATATAACGACAAGCGTAAACAGCATCTACTATCTAGTATGCAAGAAGAAATGGACTACACTAATGCAAGAGCTAAGTTTATACAAGGCGTTGTAGAAGGTGCCATAGAGCTTCGTAACGCTAAGGAAACAGCAGTTATTGCACAAGCTGAAGCATATGACACTATACTACAAGGTCGTGTTAAGGGCTTCTTAGGGCTTCCTATGCGTAGTCTAACAACAGAAGAAATAGCAAAACTCAAAGCAAAAGCCAAAACCCTTAAGGCTGAAATTGCAGATTATAAGAAGAAAACTTTCGAGGATATATTAACTGAAGACTTAGATTTTATAAAAATTTAATATATACTAGTATTATAAAGGAAATAATACAATGAAAGTAAAGCAATCTCGCATATATGAAATAACAGAAAGTATCGATGCTTGGCTAGAACGTTGGAATGAAAACTCTAAAGAATTTAATCCTAATGGATTCAACTTCCATAATTACTTTAAGATGATGAAGGTCAACAAAACAGAAGCCAAAGAGTTAAAAAAGTGTTACAAGGATGAGACAGCAGATTACGACGAACTAGAAAGAATGCCTTCGGATAAAGATCTTAGCAAAATGTCAGAATACGACAGAGATCAGTGGTTACAACTTAAAGAAGCATATTCTCACGTTAACTTATCTGACATCAAAGCATATCAAAAGGCAATTAATAATCTCTTAAATGCTGTTGACAATGTAATTCAATAAACTGATAAATAGTTATATGAGCAATGTATCCGATCCAGAAATTCAAAGAATCCGCCAAGGCTTAGGTGACTTAGGCGAAGCAATATATCAGTTATCAAGAGCTGAGGCGCCAACGCCTGAGATCAGTAATAGAAGTTTAACAGGCGATGCTATACACGGTGGCAAAATTACTGCTTTCCAAAGTGAAGGTATCCGAGATGATAGCACTAGATTAGTTGTTGTCATTGACAATGACGGTATTGTTACAGATAAAATTGATGTAGAAACCATTGCTGGCGACACTATTGTAGATGGAAACTTAACTATAAATGGTGCAATTACTGCAACTAGTTTACACGTAAACGAACTTACAGCAGATATACGTCAAGAACGTTCTAGTTCTTTAGAATATACCGACGATGTATATAACAAAGGATTAGTTTGGAGAACACCAAACGGTAGTAAACAATTTACTCTAAAGCCGCAGCCAGATAGACTTTGGTCAGATCTTCCGCTTGACGTTCATAGAAATTCTTACTACGGAATTGATAACGTAAGTGTACTTACAATGAATGAACTAGGACCAACAGTTACTCATAGTAGCCTAACACAAGTTGGTGTACTACAAAATTTAGCAGTTGATGGTAATTTCAATATAGATCAATATGTATTTTGGAACGGCGACTTTATGCGTTTTGGCATTGGTACCGAAACACCAAACGGAACATTTGGCATTGTACAAGATGACGCAGAATTTATTATTGATACTGATGGTAAGAAAGCAACATTTGGTACATTTACAACTGCTGACTTAGAAGTTATTACTGATAATACTAAAAGACTTAGTATAAGTTCTACTGGTAAAGTTACTATAGGATCAGATTCAAATAGTAAAACAAACATCAAAGGTAAGTTAGGTGTAAATGTTGAAAACCCAACAGCCGATATTGAAACTGCCGGACCAGTTAGTTTCGAAGGCAAACTATTTGAAGTTGCAGCTTCTCATCCTACAAGCGGTTCATACAGACTAGGCGACATTGTATGGAACTCACAACCTAAGCCAACAGGGTATGTTGGTTGGGTATGTACTAAGGCTGGTACTCCTGGACTTTGGAAAACGTTCGGTCAAATTGCAACTTAAAGTCTAGTTTAACTTTAAACCTCCACACAATAAATACTACTGTATCCAAGAGAATACAGCGGAGTTTGTCACAAGCCTCCGTCAACAAAAGGCAGGAATCACTAAATGAAAATTGAACAACAGGCAAAACTCTGGCGTTATGCGGCGTGGACTTCTCCATTTACAGCATTGGCGCTATTATTAGGCGAAACTTTAATAGGCTTTAACACACTAACACATATCACATCTATCATCATAGTGGTAGCATTTATCACAACCAGCGTATTTTGGTGGTGGTGGGCACTAAGTAAGTTAGTACGAATGCTAAAAACTTCAGAAAAAATAGAGCAAGACTTTACACTCCTTATTAAAGAATTGAAAGAGATTAAGAAAGATGTGGGCGATAGGCAATGGCGAGAGCCGAACAACGATTAACATAGATAAGTTATATGGTCCTACAGTAGGATGTAATGCTGTTCATCGAGATTATTATACGGATCATTTAGTTTGTGTTGATCGAAGAATGGTTAAAGAAGCCATAGACTCAAATACTCAATCAAAAATATATACTAGAATAGACTGGGCGCCGATGTTTAAAGGAGCAGTAAGAACAGTTCCGCCGTTACCTTACAAAGGTGCAGAACGATGGGACGAACCGTTTCAATGGGGGAGTGGTCCTTATGCTGTACTAATTGCATCTATGTATACCACAGACAATTGCGTTAATTTAATTGGGTTTGACTTACATAGTAAAACTAACAAGATTAATAATGTATATAAAGATACTCCTAATTACCAAAATGCAGACTATCGAGCTGTAGATCCACGTTATTGGATACATCAAACAAGTATGATTTTTATGTATTTTCCTAAAATACAATTTACAATATATCAAGACTCTGAATGGGAGCTGCCAGAAACCTGGAAATATCCTAATGTAACGGTTGACAACATAAGTAACATACGTTATAATAAAGTATAATTTAATAAGGACTTGGCGTCAACCCTTCTAATTCTGCCGCCACATATTTAATAGGAGAAAATATATGGCAAGACATTTAAGCACAAAACATTACGGACACAACATCGGACTATCAGCGGTGTTCCGTCAACCTAACGCAGATCATTCACACTGTCATTTGCTACACGGTTATTCATTAGCATTTACATTTACATTTGGTTGCGATCACCTAGACAATAAAAATTGGGCTGTAGACTTTGGCGGACTAAAACCGTTAAAGGCTTGGTTAGAAGATAGTTTTGATCACAAAGTAGCAGTTGATGCAAACGATCCGCATATGGATACACTAAAAGATCTTGAAGCAAAGGGTTTAGCAGAGCTACGTATCTTTGATGGTGTTGGTGCAGAGAAATTTGCAGAACACGCATTTAACTTTGCAGACAAACTTATACGTGAAGCAACAGACAATCGTTGTTATTGCGTAAGAGCAGAATGTGCAGAACACGGAGCAAACTCAGCAATATACGAGGCATAGTTTGGCCAAGATTGATAAAAGTCAATACACTAAAGAACAGTGGAAGGCTATAAAGGAACAACGTAGGATTGAAAAATCTCTAAGCAAACTTGCCAAGCTAAGTCAAAAGCAAAAAAGCTCAGAAGAATCTTATAGTGACAATCCTTTAATTAAAGATAAAACTTATATTTTGTGTCTAAAACACGGCACAAAATATTCTGCTGAATATGTTAATCGTTTGTATAATATGGTTAGCCGTAATTGTACACTAGATTATGAATTTGTATGTTTAACAGACGACCCTAAAGGAATAAATCAAAATGTAAAAATATTGCCCTTACCAGGTGGTATGTCCGGATGGTGGTGCAAGCCTTATATGTTTTCAAAAGACTTGCCGCTAAAAGGTACAGTTCTTTATATGGATCTTGACGTTGTTATAGCCGACAACATAGATAAACTAATTACTTGGCAACCTAACCAATGGTGTACTATTCGTGATTTCACTCGTGTAATGCGACCTAAATGGCAAAGGTATAACAGCAGTATTGTAAGATTTAAAGTTGGCCAATTAGATCACGTATGGACTAATTATCTAAAGGATAAAAACGAGATCGAAAAAAGGCTCCACGGAGATCAAGACTGGTTATGGGAAGCAACTAGAAAAACTCAAGCAATGTTATATCCCGATAGCTGGGTACAAAGCTGGAAGTGGGAGGTTAGAAAAGACAAAATATTCAAGCCAGGGGGACTTAGAGGCAAAAGAACATTCAAAAATGTTGATCATACATCTAAGCCTCGTGTCGAATGTTGTGTTTGTGTATTCCACGGAGATCCTAATCCAGAAATGATTGAAGACAAATGGGTAGTTGACAATTGGCATTGACAAACATATGTAAACGTGTTATACTGTACAGACAATTACGACAACAGGCAACTACAAATGATGGATTTAAAATTTACAACAGCAGGTGACTACTTGAAACAAACACAACAACGTATTGGCTTTGCTTGCAAGTATATGCACCCAGACCAAACACAGAAGAAAAAACTGCTTGAAGAAATTCAACGTCCACTAAATACTCGTAGCACAACAGTACAGTGGCTCAATAGACAAACACGTGAAGTTGCTGAAGAACGCTTGTGGGATATTATGGTACACAATATTAAGTCGTACTATAATCTCATCAGTTACGTAGGGGGATTGCCAAATGAACTTAGAATGGTCCGATTGGGTAGTGATGTACTTCCTGTTTATACCCAGCATCAGTGGAGTTATTTTTGGCGCAAGCCTGATGTGGTTGCATATGCGCAAAAAGAATTTGCAAAAGTCGGCGAAAAAGCAAGAGAGCTCAATGTTCGACTCTCGATGCACCCAGGTCAATTTACAGTCCTTGCTTCAGATAGTGAAGAAATAGTAGAACGGAGTATAGAAGAATTTGAATATCACACCGATGTCATCCGCTGGATGGGCTATGGACAGACCTTCCAGGACTTCAAATGCAATGTACACATATCCGGTAGACAAGGTCCAGCCGGTATCAAACACGTTGTCAACAACAGACTTTCTCAAGAAGCGAGAAACACAATTACGATTGAGAACGACGAGAACAAATGGGGGCTTGAACACAGCCTCGAACTTGTTGACACCTGCGCACTCGTACTTGACATACACCATCACTGGTGCCGCGAAGGTGAATATATATTGCCCACCGACGATAGATTTGATCGCGTAATAGATAGCTGGCGAGGTGTACGTCCGGTCATACATTATTCATACAGTCGCAACGAACACTTACCCGAAGGCTTTGCGCACGATACTATGCCCGATATGGCACAACTATTAGAAGACGGTTACAAAAAAGCAAAACTACGAGCGCACAGTGACTACTATCCCAATCAACTTGTTAACGACTGGGCATTAAGCTTCTTAGACTACGCTGATATTATGTGCGAGAGCAAGTGCAAGAACCTAGCAAGTATTGACCTATATAAATACAAAGAGGAGTTAGAACACTATGAGCTATTTGAACAAAATGTACGGACGTCAGTCCAAGAACACAGCACCTGCATCGGATAAGAATCCTAACAGAGTTACAGGCGGACTAAAAGCACAAGGTGTTGATCGTTTTACTATGCTCGGTGAAGATGGTACGCAACAAGAAGTACCGTCACTTCAGTATGTAACTAGTTTGGAAGAGCAGTCAAGAAAACAGCGAGCCGCTATTACTGCATTAGAGCGTAAGCTGACTCGCTGTGAATCTGCAATTGAACAGTTAAAGAACGTTATTTCGCGCTCTTAACTCTACTTAAAATTTCTGCTTTAGTAAGACTTGCATTGGCTTTAACACCACGCTTCTTAGCTTCTTTTAAAAGCTGAGCTTTATTCAATTTATCAAAATCGCAACTACCTGTTGTTTTCTTCTTAGTTGAAGCTTTCTTAGTTGTTGCTTTCTTCTTAGTTTGTGTTTTAGACTTTGCTTCCGGTGCCAATACTGTTTCAATAACTTCTGGAACTGAACCATAGCCTAAAATACGTTTAAACCAATTTAACATATTTTTTCTCCTATAGGAACAATTATTTAATAAATACATATAACATAGGAGATAAAAATGGCTAGAAATTTAACAACACCGGTATTCTCAGGTAGTTTAAAATTAGATAAAGTAACAGGATTAAGAGCTGATAAACAACGTGCTATCTCAGCAAAAAGTCTTTTGAAGCCAGATACATCATTTAAAGCAGCCCCTCGTTCAATGAAAACTGTTGCTAATATTACTAGCGATGGCCTAAAGAAATAAAAGGAGTATAATATGAAAAAATTTATTATGGATAGACTTAGCGAAAGAACTTCACTAGACGGTGCAGTGCTAATCGGCGCAGGAATTGCGTTTTTAATCTTTAAACCAATCGCAAGTATTGTAGCATATGGTGCTATTGCATACGGCGCCTGGACTATCTACAAAAGAGAAGACTAAAGTTTACTAATATCTAAGTTACTAGAAGCAGGCATATCCCATATCTGCTTTTTGGTAACACCTATCTTTTGTGCAAATTTCTTACTATCGCAGTTCTTACATACGTGAAAGTAGTTATTTGATATACGTTTAGGATCCATTTTACTTCTAGAACGTTCAAACTCAGTATTACAATTATCACAACGCATTACAACTACTGTAGACTCACGGTGGTATGTGTGTTCCTTGCCGATTTTACTACAACGTGTGTGCATCGTCTTTAATGAATATTCTCTTATGAACATATAAGTATTTACATTAAGTTTATAAAAACATACGATAAATAATACAAAGGAGTTGACTATGATCGAACTTACTCAAGCTGCAAAAACACAAATTGAAACTTTATGTACCACTAACGAGGTCTATGCTGTTACGTTAGGGATGAAAGGTGGCGGTTGTGCAGGGTTTGAATATGACTGGGACGTTGTTAAAACAGCCGAAGAGTTAGACAAAAACTCAACAATAGTTGAAGCAGGAGCAGGTAATTTTGCTGTAGAACCAATGAGTTTACTCTATATAATGGGTTCTACAATCGATTATAAAACTTCCATTATCGGATCACAGTTTGAAATTGACAATCCTATGTCTAAAAGTAGTTGCGGATGCGGAGTAAGTATCAATATTGATATGGACAAAGTTGCAGAAGCTGAAAACGATCTAATTACAGAGATAAAATAAGCCTTATTTGGAGTGTATATAAATGGCAAAACAAGATATTAACATTGGTGTAGAAGGTAACGACGGTACAGGCGATAGTATACGCGAGTCGTTTCGTAAAACAAATGAAAACTTTAACGAACTATATGCTGTAATTGGCGAAGGCGGACAGATTGGACTTACTGATTTAAGTGGTATTGCAATTGACAGTTTTGAAAACTTTCCAAGTACAAACTCAGCTCCGGTATTAGCAGGTATTAATAATGACACACAAGGTAGTGAATTAGAATTTTTTAGACTTGTTAGTGATAGTTTTGTTAATCCAGCTATTGATGACAGTATTGAATTTGATGTTAGTAGAGTAGATAATGACGGACGTCCAGTAATTGTTGTTAAATCTGTAAAAAGTTCTCTTTCAAGTGATCCAAACCCAACACTCGGAGCAAACTTAAACTTAGGCGGAAAAATTGCTTATAATACTGCTAATCCTTCGCAGTGGGCCGCTTTGGCTACTGATGATGGGTTTACTGAAGATGATGTTCTTATTGACAAAGGGTTTGCTGACCAAACTTATTTAAAATCTACAGGATCAGGTACAGGTTCTCAATTACGTGTTCGTACAGAAGACGAAGTAAATATAGAAGATTATTCTTATACTATTGCTAATTTTGATGCTTCTGGTAGAATAGTTATCAACGATAGATACCAAGACGGAGTTCTTGTATCAGGCCAAGGACACGGTCTAGATACATCAGGAAACGGTGCTCCATTTACATATGCTACAACTGGAACTAGTGCAGTAGATACTAGTGTAACACCAAGTAGAACATTAAATGACGTTAATGATTTTCCAGATAGCAAATTTTTTATAAGAATTGTTGACAGTACAACACTAAGTTTACATCCTACAGAAGCTGATGCCAAAGCTGGTACTGGCGCAATAACAGCAGCTGGCGGTACTGGAACACAAACACTCGCAGACTTTTATTATCAACCAGATCTATTGCCAGGCACATTCTTAGCCAATGAAGCAATTCCGAGAGAAAGTGCAGTTCGTCGTCAAGGTGACGAAATGGAAGGCGCACTATATTTGCACGATCATCCAGGTGAGCTTGCAGGCGTTGGTACTCCAAATGGTTTAGAAGATTTACAAGCTGCTACTAAATTTTATGTAGACAACACAAGTTTTGCATCAAATATTAATATATTTGTTAGCACATCAGGTGACGACACACAAGCAAGTACTCCTCCAGGTAAAGAAGGACGTTCACTAGCATATGCATACCGTACAGTTAATGCGGCTGCACGTAAAGCAGAAGAAATTGTTATTGCAAGTAAAGTTGAACCTGGTCCATATATGCAAACTATCCAGTATGGATCTAATGAAAATAATCTTCAAAATTCAAAAGTTTTATCAGCTGATTTTGATGCAGCACTAAAAGCAGATTACGGCGCAACAACTGAAAAATTTAATTTATTAATAAACAACAACTTAGACTTTGTTGTTGCAGAAACTATTGCTTGGGTATCATCTCAGATAGCGGCTGCAAATGCCGACCTTACACTTACACCGAGCGATCCAGAATACATTTGGAAAAACTTTGCATACAACGAAGAAACGTGTGCAAGAGATTTAAGATTAATTATTAACGCTGTAAGATTAGATACAATTTCTGGAACAACAGCGAATAAATTATCAAGAAATGCTGGTATTAGATATTACAGTAACTCAAGTGGAAGACTTGCAGTAACAGCACAGTTAGATCAAACAGTTGCAACAATTAACAAAGCGAAAGAACTTTTAGCAAGTTATGTACTTACTAATGATGTATATCCTACAGTATTAAACACTGACTATACACAGTATCAAGATGTTGGTTTAGTTGATGCTCCGAGTGCATCAATTGATCGTTTAAATGGCTTGGTTGCAAACATTGTTAGTATTATGACTGACGGACTACCAGCATTTGAAGGTATTGATTTAAATGAAGGTGCACCATACTTACTGAAAATATCTAAAGGCGGTCTTGATAGTGTATGGCAAGGTAAGCCATTAAACACTGACTTAGTTCCTGGTAAAGTTGTTAATGGTATAAACAGTGATGCACTTGGTAGAATTGTAAGTTATGATAACACAACAAACGAAATAATCAACGGTGAAGAAACTGATGTATTAGAATTAATACTAGAAGAACCAATTGAATTTTTAGTTGACGGAGCAGGTCGTTCTATACAAAATGTAAACGTTTCAGACGCACTTGGTGATATACTTGAATTTGGTAACCGAGTTAGTGAAAAGCAGATTACAATACGTATAGAATCAGGAATATACGAAGAAGACTATCCAATCAAAGTAAGTTCACAAGTTTCTATTTTAGGCGACGAAATGAGACGTGCAATTATACGTCCAAAGAATCGTGTATCACAGTCTAAATGGGCAAATACGTATTTCTATCGTGACAAATATTTTGACGGTTTAACACTACACGATAACACAGTAACATTTGAAGGCGAAGCTACTCTTACACTCACTGGCGGTTCACTTACTGCATATGCCGGAGATGTTCTTACACAAGCAAATACGTTCTCATATAATGAAGCAAAATGTAGACGAGA